GTTAGTATATGGGGGATTTCACTGATGGACAAGCACTAGGACTTACATGCAAACAACGATCTACAAACCGGAAGATGAACAAGAGCTGATGGCGGTGTTGTGGAGTCCTGTGTTGAAAGACAACCCATTGGCGTTTGTGAAGTATGTGTTTCCTTGGGGTGCTAAGAACACGCCTCTTGAGCACTTTACTGGGCCGCGTAAGTGGCAGCGTGAGGTGTTGCAGTCTATTGCTGACCACATTAAGAAAAACGGGGATGTTGCGCCTGGGGAGATGTTTAAAGTCTTGCGGTCGGCTATCTCGTCTGGTCGCGGTATTGGCAAGTCTGCGCTGGTGGCGTGGTTGACGATTTGGATGGTTACTACGCGGATTGGGTCTACTACGGTCATCTCTGCCAACAGTGAAAACCAGCTGCGCTCGATCACTTGGGCTGAGATTACAAAGTGGCTGGCTATGGCACTAAACAGCCATTGGTTTGAGATCAGCGCTACCAGGGTTGCGCCTGCTAAGTGGATTACTGAGCTTGTAGAGCGTGATTTGAAGAAGGGCACGCGCTACTGGGGTGTTGAAGGGCGTTTGTGGTCTGAAGAAAACCCTGATGCTTACGCTGGTGTCCACAACTTTGACGGCGTGATGGTCATCTTTGATGAGGCCAGCGGTATTGCTGACTCAATTTGGTCAGTCACCAACGGCTTTTTTACTGAAAATACCCCGCATCGGTTCTGGATGGCGTTTTCTAACCCGCGACGTAACACTGGCTACTTTTATGAGGCATTCCATAGCAAGCGTGACTTTTGGTCTACGTCGATTGTTGATGCCCGTAACGTTGAAGGCACTGATAAGCAGTTATACGAGCAGATCATTGCTGAGTACGGGGCTGACAGCACCCAAGCGCACGTTGAGGTGTATGGGCAGTTTCCCAACGAGGGCGACGATCAGTTTATTGGCGTGGGCATTGTGGACGAGGCAATGCAGCGCCAGCCTTACAAAGACGACTCTGCGCCTATTGTGCTGGGCGTAGACCCTGCAAGGTTTGGTGCTGACGCTACTGTGATTGCTGTTCGCCAAGGCCGCGACATTGTTAAGCTAATTCGGCACCGTGGCGACGACACCATGACGGTTGTGGGGCACGTGATTGACGCGATCGAGGAATACAAGCCTACGCTGGTCAACATTGACGAGGGCGGTTTGGGCGCTGGCATTGTTGACCGGCTAAAAGAGCAGCGGTACAAAATCCGGGGCGTCAATTTTGGCAATAAAGCCAAAAACCCCATCATGTATGGCAATAAACGTGCCGAAATTTGGGGTGAAATGAAGAATTGGCTCAAATCCGGCAGTATTCCTAACGACCGCTTCTTGAAAACCGACCTGATTTCGCCTAAGATGAAGCCCGATTCCCGTGGTACGATCTTTTTGGAGTCGAAAAAAGACATGAAATCGCGTGGTTTGGCAAGCCCTGACGCAGCAGACGCTATTGCGTTGACGTTTGCGTTTCCCGTCGCTTACCGTGAATCGCGTGAGCCTAAAAACCACAGCATTCGGTCTAGTAACTACGGCACAATGACTACAAGTTGGATGGGTGCTTAACATGGCTGAAAAGAAGTAACTATGCCCCAAGACTACACAGGCATCGTTGCCGCTGGCGCTGTTAGCAACGGCGGCTCTGCTAAAGACAAGAGCGAGTCAGACATTCTGTCTACGGCTCGCAGCCGGTTGAACATGGCAATTTCTGCGCTGTCTGAGTCGCGGGAAGATGAGATTGACGACCTGCGGTTTTACGCTGGCTCACCTGACAACCATTGGCAGTGGCCCGCAGATGTGTTGGCTACCCGTGGCTCTGTGCAGGGGCAAGCGATCAACGCCCGCCCGTGCTTGACCATTAACAAATTGCCGCAACACGTTCACCAAGTCACCAACGAGCAAAAACAAAACAGGCCGCAGCCCAAAGTTATTCCGGTTGACGACAAGTCCGATCTTGAGATTGCCGAAATCTACAACGGCATCATTCGGCACATTGAGTACATCTCTGATGCTGATGTGGCCTACGACACGGCTTGCGAGAACCAAGTAGCCTACGGCGAGGGTTACGTCCGTATTCTTACCGAGTACTGTGACGCCGACACGTTTAACCAAGACATTAAGATTGGACGCATTCGCAACAGCTTTAGCGTTTACATGGACCCGTTGATCCAAGATCCATGCGGGGCTGATGCGCGGTGGTGTTTTATCACCGAAGACATTCCGCGTGATGAGTACGAGCGCCAGTTTCCTAATTGTTCGCCGCTAAGTACGTTGCAAACGCTAGGCGTGGGCGACCAAGGGTTTAGCCAGTGGGTCAATGAAAACACGGTACGCATTGCCGAGTACTTTTACATTGACAACATTGTAGAAACGCTGAACCTGTACCCAGGCAATCAAACCGCGTTTCAAGGCTCGCCCGAAGACAAGATGCTGCGTATGCAGTTTGGCAAGCCCCTGCGCTCGCGCAAGTCTGACCGCAAAAAAATCAAGTGGCTCAAAATTAACGGGTACGAGATTCTTGAAGAAGCCGATTGGGCTGGCGCATACATTCCTGTGGTGCGTTGCGTTGGCAACGAGTTTGAGGTGGATGGCCGTTTGTATGTGTCTGGCTTGGTGCGAAACGCCAAAGACGCCCAGCGCATGTACAACTACTGGGTTAGCCAAGAGGCCGAAATGCTGGCGTTGGCTCCTAAAGCGCCGTTTATTGGCTACGGCGGGCAGTTTGAGGGCTATGAATCGCAGTGGAAAACTGCCAACACCAACAACTGGCCGTACCTTGAGGTTAACCCCGACGTTACTGACGGAAACGGGGCAGTTTTGCCGTTGCCGCAACGAGCGCAGCCGCCTATGGCGTCTAGCGGGTTGTTGCAAGCCAAAATGGGCGCTGCTGATGACATTAAAAATGTCACCGGCCAGTACAACGCGGCATTGGGCCAAACGTCCAATGAACGTAGTGGAAAAGCCATTCTTGCTCGGCAAAAAGAATCAGACACCGGCACTTACCACTACGTTGACAACTACGCCCGTATGTTGCGTTACGTTGGCCGGCAGTTGGTTGACCTAATCCCCAAGATTTACGACACCGAGCGCGTGGCCCGCATTATTCAAGAAGATGGCGAATCGGGCATGGTCAAAATCAACCCAATGCAACAAGAGCCGGTCAAGAAATTGACTAACGAACAAGGCATTGTGACTGAAAAAATTTATAACCCTAGCGTCGGCAAGTACGATGTGCGGGTTATTACCGGCCCAGGCTTTCAGACCAAACGCCAAGAGTCGCTTGAGGCAATGGCACAGTTGTTGCAAGGCAATCCTGATTTGTGGAAGGTTGCTGGCGACTTGTTTATTAAGAACATGGATTGGCCGGGCGCTCAAGAAATGGCTAAACGGTTTGCCAAGGTCATTGACCCGGCGATCATCGGCGATGATGAAGACAACCCAGCTTTGGCCGCTGCCAAGCAGCAAATGGAAGCCATGAACCAAGAAATGCAGCAAATGGCAACTATGCTGCAAAACGTTCAGCAATCAATGGAAATGCGGGATGTTCAAGTCAAAGAGTTTAAGGCCGAGGTAGACGCTTACAACGCTGAAACCAAACGCATTGCCGCTGTGCAAGCCAACATGACGCCCGAGCAAGTTCAAGACATTGTAATGGGCACCATTGCCGCAGCCTTAGACACGGGCGACATTGTTTCTGGCTCACCAGAAATGCGCGAGATGCCTCAGATGCCGGAAATGCCAGACATGGGCCAGCAGCCTATGCCTGAAATGCCTGAACAGCAACCAATGCCAATGGAAGGGCAGATGCAATGAAGTGTTGCGATTTTGTGGGCGTTTTGTTCCTTGCCCGAGATGTTGCTCATTCGGTTCATCTAAACACGCGATCGTTTTCTAAACATTCCGCGCTAAACGAGTTTTACGACAACATCGTAGACTTGGCCGACAAGTTTGCCGAGGCCTATCAAGGCAGGCATGGTTTGATTGGCCCCATTAACCTAATGAGCGCTAAAAAAACCAGCAACGTTGTTGAGTTTTTGGAAGATTCTTTGGCTGAAATTGAAAAGATGCGCTACGAGGTGGTGGACAAGTCAGACACCCCGTTGCAAAATATCATTGATGAAATTGTGGGGCAGTACCTTAGTACACTCTACAAACTGAAATTTTTGGCATAAGGAAACATCATGGAATTGCTTCGTCCTCTTAGTGATACTGATTACCCAGCCCGCACGGTTGCTTACACCGGCACGGCAGGCAGTACAGCCACGTGGCCTGTTGGGCCTGACGGCGTTATGATTTGGTCGACAACGCCTTGTTACGTTGCCATTGGCGTTGGTGCTACAGCAACAACTAACAGCACCCCAATTCCTGCGTTGACTCCCATTCCTTTTTACTTGTCGCCGGGCACTGGTGCGCCGTGGCGAGTTAGTGCTATCCAGATTTCTTCTGGTGGCTCGGTTTACTGCAAACCCATTAACAAGCAATGAGTTTTGGAATAAGCACTCGCACCGCCATTGACGTTGGGCTTGGCGGCATTATTGCGTTTAAGACAAACCCACCCGACGGGTTTGTGTTTGCTGGCGCTGCGGCTGCGTACTCAATGCGTATTCCAGCGGGCAGCCCCTATAGCGGCCCGTTACCCCGTGTTCGCAGGTCAAACGACAATGCGGAGCTAGACATTGGCGCAACGGGTGCTCAGGTTGCCCTAAACCGCACCTTTGCCACTGCAAGCGGATGGTCGCTGGGTACGGGCGTTTCTTATGGCGCAAATCAACTTACATTCACAAATGCGACCCGTATTGCCGGGCAGGATATGGGTTTGGTTACGGGACGCTCCTACCAAGTGTGCGTCACAGTCAACAAAACAGGTGCTGGCCCAACATCGGCCATGCGACTCAGCACGGGTAATAGCCCTAGCACTGAAACTGGGCCTTTTACGGTTATTGCGACAAACCCACCAAACGGTCTGAATGTTTTTCGGGCGACGATTACAGCTAATGGCCCATGTCTAGTAATTGGTGCAGACACAAACATTTTGAGCGGTTCAATCAATTTTGTTTCTGTGCAAGAAGCAACCGCAATCCCCGGCCAGGACGCTTGGCTTGACGAGTTTGCGCTGTTGGGTCATGTCGGTATTAATTCCGGGTTTGTCACTACTGCATACGATGTGTCGGGCAATGGACGCAACGCCACGCAAACCACTACGGCCAATCAACCGCGCATCGTCAATGCTGGGGTAGTGGATACCTTTAACAACAAACCTGCAATGTTTAATGACGGCACGCGATGGCTGGCAACGGCGGGTATTTCCGCGCTTACCACTGGCCCCGTTACAGCCAACAATGTGGGGGCGTTCACATCCATACAGTCCTATAGATATTTCCAATCCATTGGCGACACTTTCGCAGGTTTTCAGGGCTGGACTATCGGTGCAGGCGGGGCGAACAACAACTTTTATGCGTCTGCTCCCGGCATTTCAAACACCAGCGGGACGTTGTTGACTTCAAACACAGGTTTTGTGACCACAGCGGTGCATACTGGCTCGGCATCAAGCGGATTTGTAAACGGCACAGCAAGCGCTGGGACGGGCAATAGCTTTACCTACAGTGTAGGCACAGCACCAATCACAATCGGAGGCCTCTCAGCGGCTGGCACTGGTTCTGCCATGACGGGATATGTGCAAGAGCAGGTTTACTTTGCCAACACCAACATTTCAACCACCGCCCGTCAAGCCCTTGAGCGCAACCAAGGCGCAGCTTATGGCATCACAGTCGCATAAGGAATCAAATGAAAATCCTACAGTTTTATTGCCCCCAAGACCCTCCCGCTGAACAGCTTAAACAGCTTATGGTGGATCAAGTAAACACTTGGTCGCGGCTTCAGCGCTTGG